TCACGCAGAAGGAGACAGCACAGCCTCCGTAGGACAATATTCACACGCAGAAGGAGCTGGTACAAATTCCGTCGGAGATTATTCTCACGCAGAAGGAGGAGCTACAACCTCCGTCGGAGAGTCATCCCACGCAGAAGGACAATATACAACCTCCGTCGGAGACTATTCTCACACAGAAGGACAATCTACAATCTCCATCGGAGACTATTCTCACGCAGAAGGACAATCTACAACCTCCATTGGAAACTATTCTCACGCAGAAGGAGAATATACAAATTCCGTCGGATTCGCATCTCACACAGAAGGACAATATACAACCTCCATCGGATATTATTCCCACACAGAAGGATATCAAACAACCTCCGTCGGAAACTATTCTCACACAGAAGGATTTAATACAATCTCCGTCGGAGACTATTCTCACGCAGAAGGATATTATACAACCTCCGTCGGAATCCATTCTCACGCAGAAGGAATCGTCACAACCTCCGTCGGAGACTATTCTCACGCAGAAGGTGAAAGTACAGACTCCGTAGGAAATGGTTCTCACGCAGAAGGAATTTCTACAACTTCCATTGGAGATTATTCCCACGCAGAAGGTCAACAAACAAGTACAGTTGGATATGCATCGCACGCAGAAGGATATTATACAATATCATCTGGATCATATTCTCATGTTCAAGGTGCATATAATGCTATAAATACAAATCCATATGCATTTATAATTGGTAACGGAACATCAAATGCTAATAGATCAAATTTAGTTTACGCATCTGGATCCAGATTTGATATTTATGGAACATTATATATAAGTGGAAGTAGTCAAATAACAAGAGCAATTATACAAAATCTACCAGTATACGCAGATAATACAGCTGCTATATCTGGGGGGTTGACAACGTCTGGATCAATGTATAGAACATCAACTGGACAATTAATGGTAACATATTAGAAATAAATGGTCAATATAATTTATTTTAATAAAAAAACATTATATTTATAGATACATTACAATAAACTAGTTACACTAAAAAGGAGATAAATAATGCCAGAGGCAATCAAGTTTACAGAAGAGGAATTGCAATCAATTAAAAATATTCAAGAAGAATATCAAGCAAAAGTTATTCAATTTGGTCAGATTGCTTTAGAAAAAACAGTTTTAGAAAAAAAACTGAAAGAATTGTATGATTTTCACGATAAAGCCGTAGAAGAATTAACTGATTTACAGCAACGTGAGAAAAAATTAGCAGACGAATTGAATGCTAAATATGGTCAAGGAACTCTAGACCCAAAAACAGGTGAATTTATGCCAAGTTAAAAATTATAGAGTTTTGAACATATAATTTTATATTTATAGGTAAATCAATAAGTTATGAGGGGTAAATTGTGTGTACCCCTCTATTAATATGTAATAAAATATTTTTATGGTATAATTTAACCTGATTTTTATTTTCACATAAAAATATTTTAATAAAACACTTTAATTAGGAGATAATAAATGGCAGAACGTATAATCAGCCCGGGTGTGTTCACAAGGGAAAAAGATTTATCATTTTTACCAGCAGGTATAGCACAGCTTGGGGCTGCTATAGTTGGACCTACATTGACTGGACCTGCGATGGTGCCAATACAAGTAACGTCGTATTCAGATTTTGAAAATAAATTTGGAACCCAGGATCCATCAAATTATACTGCATATACTGCAAAATCATACCTACAAAGGGGCGGAGCGCCCTCTGCTACAATTATACGAACTCTTGGAAATGGTGGATTTCAACTTGACAGACCTCTTGTACTTACATTAACAGGATCTACAATAACAACACCTACAGTTGCTGCTGTGTTGATGCCAACTATTGTGTCATCGTCATTAGCAACAACTCTTTCAGCATCATTTTCCGTATCTGGAAGTATAAAAACTGGATCATTGCAATTAAGTGGTAGCTCAGCAACATATTCAATTTCTTTGAATCCAACGGATTCAAATTATATAACTAAAGTATTCGGAACATCACCAACTGGTGACAAGCCGGTATATGTTGCATTGGAATTTAAAGAATTTTTATCATCGTCATATTCTGTAGCAGCAATAACTGCAAGTATAATAGCGTCATCTTCATCAACTCCATATATTGCTAGTGGATCCGCTTATGGAAAATATGGATTTACAGAAGCTAAAACTCCATGGATAACCGATCAAGATGGAAATAAATTATTTAGATTCCATACTATAGCAGACGGATCTGATACAAATAAAAAATACAAAATATCAATTGTAAATATAAAAACAAATGATATTTCTGCTGGTGGAGATGATACCACTTCTACATATTATACATCATTTACAGTTCAATTGAGAAAATTTGATGATACAGATTCAAGACCTAACATTATTGAATCATTTTCAGATCTTAACTTGAATAAAAATAGTGTAAACTATATTGCTAGAAGAATTGGTGACAGATACCTTGAATTTGGTGATAATGGTAAAGTATTGCCAAAAGGAAATTATGCTAATCTATCTCAATATATTTACATAGAAATGTATGATTTGAATGATACATATCATGTATCAAGATATCCCTTTGGATTTGCTAATTTATATAAGCCATTTAATGGAACATTGCCTACAGCATCATTTATAACTAACTTATCCGGAAGTGATGGTCAACAAAATGCAAGAATATACTATGGATTTGATTTCTCAAAGGTAAATAATCTACAATATATAAATCCATCTATCGTGTCTTCTGTATCAAGTACAGATTTTGTTGCAAATACTGGAAATACATTCTCATTGTCATCTTGTACATCATCTGCTGGTAGTACAGTTACAATATCAACTTCTAGATCAGAACTTAAATTTACAGTTCCATTCCAAGCTGGATTTGATGGTATGTCGCCATACACTAATAAAAATGTAGGACTTGACATAACATCCACTAATGTATTTGGATTTAATTTAAGTTCAGCAACTTCCACAGGAACGCTACTTTACAAAGACGCACTTAATATACTGTCAAATCCAGATGAAATTGATATAAATCTTCTATTATTGCCAGGTATATTTAAACAGTATCATTCGTCTGTAACTAACGCTGCTATTACAATGTGCGAAGATCGTGGAGATGTATTTTATGTGATGGATAGTGTTAAGCTAGACGCATCAATTACCGATGCTGTAAATGAAGTTTCAGCGGTAGATTCAAACTATTGTGCTACATATTATCCATGGGTAAAAATTGTAGATGAAAATCTAAATAGACCTGTATGGGTATCACCATCCGTAGTAGTTGCTGGTGCAATTGCATTTAATGACAGAGTTGGATTTGAGTGGACAACTCCAGCAGGATTGAATAGAGGCGGTTTAACAGAAGTAGTTGAAGCATATACACGTTTAACTCGTGAAGAGAGAGATACTTTATATGAAGGACGTGTTAATCCAATTGCTACTTTCCCCGGTCAGGGTGTATCAGCATGGGGACAAAAGACGCTGCAAGCAAAGCCAAGTGCTCTTGATAGAATGAATGTAAGAAGATTATTGATTAATCTTAAAAAATACATCGCATCAACCTCAAGATATCTTGTATTTGAACAGAATACAGCTGCTACTCGTGCTAGATTCTTAAATATAGTTAATCCATACTTGGAAAGCGTTCAGTCAAGAAGTGGACTAACTGCATTTAGAGTTGTAATGGATGAAACAAATAACACTGCAGAAGTAATTGACAGAAATCAATTGGTTGGTCAGATTTATATTCAACCAACCAGAACCGCAGAATTTGTTGTTCTTGATTTCGTGGTATTACCGACCGGTGCTACATTCCCTGTATAATAAAATACTTAAAATCCCGTAAAAATACGGGATTTTTTATATTAATTTATATAATTATGATATACATATTCTGATATATTGGTTACACAAAAATAAATGGAGATTACATGAAATGTGAGTATTGTGGAAATTTACATAATAATAAAAAATATTGCGGGCAAGAATGCTATAAAAACCATAAAAAACAATTATTACAGTTTAATAAAACATTTAAAATTTGTGGTGTTTGTGGAAATGAATTTGAAGTTCATGGATCAGAATCCCCAAAATATTGTTCATATAAATGTTCTGGAGCCGCAAAACGTATCAATTCACGTGAAATTAGAGTGTGTATAATATGTGGAAATGAATTCTCTGAATACAAAAAACACAAAAAAACTACTTGTTCAAAGAAATGCTTATCCGTATTAAATTCATCTGATGAAGTAAATGTAAAAAGAATGGAGTCTTTACGAAATACAAATATCAAAAAATATGGTGTAGAAAGTTTTTTATCCACAGATGAATTTAAAAAATTATCAAAATCAACCAAATTAAAAAAATACGGCGATGAAAATTATGTGAATTCGGAAAAAGCTATACAAACAAAAAAAATACGATATGGAATTGATGATTTTAATAATATTAATAAAAATAAACAAACAAAATTAGATAGATACGGGGATTGTAATTACAATAATCGTGAAAAATTTAAAGAAACTATGCTAACTAAATTTGGAGGTATAGGACTTCAAAGAAAAGAAGTTTTACGATCCGCCAATGAAGCATTTTTTCAAAAATATGGAGTTACTAATTCATTTAATTCTGATGAAATTAAAGAAAAAATAGTGAATAGTTTTATTAAAAAGTATGGTAAGTCAACTTATGCCGGGTCTGATTCTCAAAAAAAAATATTAACTGAACGGATGCTAAAGAAACTTGAAAGTAACTTATCAGCAATAGGATATAAACTTATATCAACGTATTCAACAAAACGATCAAAAACTTCAGATAATAAACTTACATACAATCAATATCAATTTGAATGTATGAAATGTGGAAATATTTTTATTGATAACTTATGTAATAATAATTTACCGTCATGTAACGTTTGCAATCCTGTGACAAAATCGCGGGGAGAAACTGATCTGTATAATTATATAATTTCGTTAATACCGCAAGATCTTGTATATAGAAATTATAGGCATATTTTAAATAATGGACATGAATTGGATATTTATATTCCAAGTAAAAAAATTGCTATTGAATACAATGGATTATATTGGCATTCAGACCGTATGGGTAAGAAAGATAAAAACTATCATTTATCCAAAACAGTTGACTGTGAATCTAAAGGAATACACTTAATTCACATTTATGAGGACGATTGGCTGTATAAAAATGATATTGTTAAAAATAAATTAAAAAATTTATTAATTGCACCCGATGAAAAGATATATGCTAGGAAATGTAAAATTATTGAGATATCGTCATCTGAGAAAAATGAATTTTTAAATTTGTATCATATACAAGGAGAAGATAAATCAAGTATAAAACTTGGAGCTTATTATGAAAATGAATTGGTAGCTGTAATGACATTTGGTAATCCCAGAGTTTCTTTGGGAATTAGCAACAATAATAATAATTTTTTTGAATTGATACGGTTTGCAACCAGTAAAAAGGTTATAGGAATCGCAAGCAAATTATTAAAATATTTTATACGGATGTATTCACCGATTAAAATAATAAGCTATGCTGATAGAAGTTGGTCATCTGAACTGAAGGATACTGTGTATGCTAAAATGAATTTTATAAAATCATATGATACATCTCCAAATTATTGGTATATTATAAATGGAGTTAGAGTTCACAGATTTAATTATAGAAAAGATATTTTAAAGAAAAAATTAAATATTTATGATGACAACTTGACAGAATGGCAAAACATGCAATTAAATGGATATGATAGAATATGGGATTGTGGAAATATAAAATATGAATTGAAATTTTAATTCAAAATATATTTTTTTAAATATTTTTAATATTTATATCTAAGTAAGCAAATTTGCTTTAAAAAACATAGAATTTAAATCGGAGAAATATAAATGGCTAATATTATAGACCCAACTGAAATAATGTTTACACCCTTTGAACCAAAGGTAAGAAATCGTTTTATTATGATCATTGAAGGTGTTCCATCATTTATGGTGAAGGCAGGAAATAGACCTACATTACAGTTTGATGACATTACTTTGGATCACATAAATGTTAAAAGAAAACTTAAAGGACGTGCTGATTGGCAAGATGTTCAGATCACAATGTATGATCCTATCGTTCCGAGTGGTGCTCAGGCTGTTATGGAATGGGTTAGATTATCGCACGAGGCAGTAACTGGTAGAGAGGGATATAGCGACTTCTATAAAAAAGATGTCACCCTTCAAATGCTTGGTCCAGTTGGTGATATTGTTGAAGAATGGGTACTAAAAGGTGCTTATATTAAACAAGCAAACTTCCAATCACTTGATTGGTCATCATCTGATCCTATGACAATAGATGTAACTCTTCGTTATGATTATGCTATACTTCAATTCTAATTTAAGAGGAATATTATGAAAAAATATGACCTGAAAAAATTAGTTAAGGAGGAGTTTGAGTCTATTCTTAAAGAGTTAGGTGAAAATCCGAATCAAACGGATATTGTTGATGGAGAAGATAGCATAACTAAATCTCAACTAATGGACATTGCGGCAATGGCTAAAGGAAGTGCAGAGGCCCTTGCGGCTAATGATCAGGAAGTAGATTCGTGGGTTCAATCACATATTTCTGCTGCTCTTGAGCTAATTACTCATGTTTCCGATTATATGGGATACAATGGAGAACAAGAAGATGATGGTATTGATATTGATCCAGAATCTGCACCAGAAGAACCAAAGCAACCAAATGAAAAAATGAATGAGGCTTTGACTCCAGAACAAAAAGCTGCAGCAGCAGCAAAAGTGTCGCAGAAAAAAAGTCAATTGTCTAAAGCTACAGATCCAGTAGATAAAAAAGTACTTTCCGCTGATATTGATGCTTTAACAAAAAAATCTTCCGATCCTAATGCTATGACTGTATCTGAAAAAAAATCACTAAAAGTGAAAAAAGATCAAGCGTATAAATTAAAACAATATATGGAAGAAGCATACAAAAATGGAGATGTTGAAGAAGTAAAACTTGCTCTTGAAATGTTAGAAAATTATTCTAAACATAAAAATTAAATAGGTTTTTATATAAAAAAATTAAAAATGCCTATACTTATATTAGTATAGGCATTTAGTTACAAACAAAGGAGAAATATAATGGAAAATAAGTTTCCGTCAGAAATAATTGAGTTACCATCACAGGGGTATTTTTATCCATCAGACAATACACTTTCATCGGGAAAAATAGAAATAAAATATATGACTGCAAAAGAAGAAGATATTCTGATGTCAGATAATCTTCTGCAAAAAGGTACTGCTATTGACACATTGCTAAAAAGTTTGATTTTAACGCCAATAAAGTATGATGATTTATTGATTGGTGATAAAAATGCTATATTACTCGCTTCTAGAATTCTCGCTTATGGAAAAGATTATCAGGCTACGGTTACTTGTCAACACTGTCGTGAAAAATCAGATACTACAATAGATTTGACAACATTCGATACAAAGGAAATAGATTTAAGTCTATTTAAAAAAGGATTACGAACTTTCTCATTACAACTTCCAGTATCAAAAAAGACAGTGGAAGTTAAATTTACCACACATGAAGATGAACGAGCGATTGAAGCTGATGTAAAGGCTATGAAGAAGATTGAGGCTCAGACTGGAGTTTCTGCTGAAATGACTACTCGTTTTCGTCATATTATAGTTTCTGTTGATGGCGACTCTAAAAAAGAAACCATAAATAATTTTGTTAACGGTATGCTTGCACAAGACAGTTTACATATTAGATCATTTATCAAAAAAAATATGCCTGACGTTGATATGACATATCCGTTTGAATGCCCAGCGTGCTCAAAAGTATCTGTAACGCAGTTACCATTTAACGCAAATTTTTTTTGGCCTTCCGATAGAATATAAGCCTGTATTACACAGGGAAATATTTGATCTATGTTTTTATGGGCGAGGTGGATTTACGCACAACGAGGTCTATAACTTGCCCATATATCTACGAAAATTTTATTTAAAAACCTTATCAAAAATTTTAGAAGACGAGGCTAAACGTATGTCCAATATATAGTTTGTGTTTAATTTTCTTAAATTTCTATATTTATATGATATAGATTAACAGGATTAAATAATTATGACCCTTGAAGAGCTAAGAGAATATAACGAATTAAAGAAGAATATAAAGAGTTTGACCGATTCTGAGAAAGAACGTTACAAGGAGTTAAAATCTCTCATTGTTGATTCCAATGCAGAACTCATGACCTCTATAGAATACAATACGAAGTTAAATGATCTCCAGGATATGAGACTTCGTGAATATAGAGAACTTGATAAGCAAATATTAAAAGAAATTGATAGTTTGCGCAAACAGTATTATTCCCACGAAAATTT